CACTGGCACACTCAATTGATAATAGAGCGTAGGACAACAAAGAAACCATAATAAAGTAAAATCAGGCCCTGTTCCAGCATAAGTAGTAACAGTCAAATTACTGGTAGTAGTAGAAGCTGTTTGTTGCTTGAGAAAAATCTCAAGAAACGTACATTCTCTATTAGACCAATCATGAGTGTTACCTAAAATGCTGTCAGTTGGATCTGTATACATAAAATTTGTTCCTTGTTGATGTGGTGCTTGCCAAGACACTGCACCATTAGTGGTTGTGGTTGTAAAAAGTGCCCCTGCTTGGCCAGGATTGCACACTATATTTAAGTAGCGCACTGCGGCACTTTTAGTGATACCAGTATTAATGCTGTTTGCAAAAAGACCAGCTCGCGCATCTTGCTTAGTATCTCTATTAAGACGAGAAATGCGAATATCACTAACCTCATTATCAGCACAAGTGTTAACTGTATAATTGACACTACCTCGATAAGCACCAAACATCATCCCAACATAAGTAATAGGATGGGTAGGTGCAAAATTGAAATTAGCAGTACCAGTTGCAGCAACAACTTTATTTGCTGTAAATTTCCCTTGTGGATCATAACCAAAACATGGAGGAAAACGTGTATATGATTTTACAAACAATCCAGCCCTTGTATATGATTGTGGCTCCATTGAGGATACATCGTACAAGCTTCGCCGATGAAGTAATGTTCTTAAAGAAACAATACGTTCACCAAAGTTCTGTTCATAACGATGTGGATGTTTACCACCTTCATCTCCAAATGTAACTTCACGAGATTCGGTATCAACTTCATCTTTAGCTTGTACATCAAAGAATGAAGGTGGTGTACCATCACTGATACTATCTACAGGATTAGCTAACTCCAAATTGTCAGCACCCCACACAGTGGCTTTAATACCAACAAATTGTGGTGAGACTGGTGAAACTAGTGGTGTAAGTACAGTAACGATCAAGAGTCCATTATCCAATAATGGATCTGCTGGCATAGATGTATTTTGTGACCAATTTAGTGCACCAATACCGCGCATTCTCAAAAAAGAATACGCTTGATGGTATGGTACACGGAAGGTTGCTTTATTATTGGCACCGATATCTAAAATAGCTGTATAAACAGTATTTTCTGGAAGATCAGCAGTTCCTCCACTGCCAGTAGGGTCCCATGAAATTTTCAAACGACCTTTATGAAACTTAGTACAAACAACTTCAAACTCAAAGTATATATCACCACGCCAATGTGCAAACATTGTAGCAATATAAGACATAGGAGTATGATATACTCGAGTTGCCACTTGTGAAGAAGACCCATTCAGAATATATTGACCATCAAACATCATAGGAGATACTCTACTGTTAAATAGAACTGCTCCCACAGCATCAGACGTATTCCAATTATAAATTCGCAAAATACTGGGTCTACTAACTAAATGGGCAATTGACATTTCATCTTTAGGTCCAATACCATGTAAAGTAGGATCAATAGACAATTCTTGTTTAGGATCAACTGTCAATTTTTGAATCATTGTGGAAATCTCAGTAGTGGCAAGATGTGGTGCAGCAGAAGGTTCAA